GCAAAAGCCGCAACGGAAGATGCAAAGGTAGTCACAGAAGAGAAGACTGCCAATCAGAACGACAAAGCCATGAACAATTGGCCAGTCAGCGGTAATGCAAAAACTGCCAATCAGAATGACAAGGCTATGAACAATTGGCCAACCAACTGGGAAAAGAAGATGTCTGCCGCATCGACATTGGTGAAGTATGCATCGTTTGATGCAGATGCCGCCTCTTCTATTCTTGCCATGGCCAAGGACGTTCGTGCGACTGCGGATGAAGATGCAGACGTTGAGAATTGTGCGTCTTGCCAAGCTTCTGAAACTCTGTTGGCAATGGCGGCATTGCGTCAGAAGATGGCTTCGTTGGCTATGAAAGCCGCATCTGAGATGGTTGCAGAGGAAGAGGACAAGAAAGAGGCAATTACGCTTGGCGATGACATTACGACAGAGGCTCGTGTTGCTTCTCAATTGTTGAAGTTGGCAGAGGCGATGATGGAAGATGAAGTCGTTGCCACAGAAGGTGAAGATGAAATTGATGCGAGCTTCATGCCGACTCATACATTTGGAACAAAGAAAAAGAAGGGTTCTGATGAAGGTTGCAACAAGGACATTGCGGCTTCGTTACTTGCTCTTGCGAAGTCTTTGTCTGAATCAAAATAAAAGTTCGATATTGTGACAAGAAGGTGTAACCAAAAAAACACACCTTCTTGTTGTTTCGGGAGAAAGAGAAAATGGACAAAGCAAAAGTAGCATCTGAGCTGTTGAAACTTGCCAAGGCATTGACAGCAATGGAGTTTGATACTAAAGAATCATTGGAGCAATACAAAAAGAATCACGACGTGCGTCCCGGCACGAAGTTGACCGTGAAAAAGACTCCGAATGTTGAGAAGTCAGTTGCGCAGAAGGGTGGTCTCTTTCATGGTCAGCACGAAGAATTCAAGAAGCTGGAAGGAATGAGTGAAGAGACAAAAAAGAAGTATGTTGACGAAATGGTTGAATCAAAGGGAATTGATAAAACCTTGAGTCATTTTAATGCTTTATATAAAGCTCTTGATGACAACAATGCAGGGATGGAAGATGTGTCTGTAGTGCAAGAGGCTCTTAACTTTGCAAACAGACACAGGAAAGCAAGCATTTCTCGTTGTGCTTCTCCGGAAGTTGAGCGTGCATATCAGCAAAAGCTTTCCATTGTCGAGAGGCAGATTGAATTGTTGCAGAAGAATCTTGACAGGGATATGTCAGAATTCAAAAAGGATTCTGACAACTATGGTCATGTGGGAAATCTTGGACATGTGTCTGAGGTGTTGGAAGAAGTCAATTTGTTCTTGAAGTAATCGTCTTTCCTGAATTCTTAAAGGGCGAGTGTAATTCAAACCTACACTCGCCCTAATTATTTTTTTATACTCCGATTGATTATTGTAGTCTGTTTACTTTTGAGAAAACAGAAAAAAAGCAACAAACAGGAGATTATCCATGGAACTGACAGCGAAACAAGTAAGAGCGGAAATCGCTCGGCTTGAACAGAAGCTCGCTTCCGGTAGTCAACCTGCCAAGCCGAGAATCGCTCACGAAATGAGCGCCACTCGGAAACTCTTGGCGGAGATTGATGAACTGGAAGAGCAAATCGACGGTCTCGACACCGAAGACGAAACCACGGCTTCAGATGACAACGACGCTGATGACATCGGTGGTGACTTCGACACAGAAGACGAAACCACAGCTTCCGATGACGAAGATGCGGACGATGAAGATGAAACCATGACCGCAAGCGAAACCGAAAAAGGCATCGAAGACGAAATCACTCAGGATAAGTTCCACGAAATGGAAGATATCTCTGAGACGACCAAGACTTCCGGTCCTTCCATGTTGAGCGTTGCTCCGACTGGCTATACGGCTCGTCTCATGCAAGCGTCTGAACGCTTGGATAAGGTCGCCGCATACTTGGAAAAGAATGGACAGACCAAACTTGCATATCGACTCGACAGAGTTGCCGATGCAATTGACGCTCACCTGAAACAATCCAAGTAAAGAAAGATGGAGGCAACACACATGAAAAGAGTTCGTTTGACCCAACGTACAGCGGCTGACCAGACCCCGTATCCGGGCAACGTCAATCAGCCCGACCGCAAAGACCCTGCCATGGACAAGTACGACAACTTCAAACAGCAAGTCAACCATGACCTGCCGGATATGCGTACCGAATGGAAGGATGATGAGCGCGATGATATCGGTTTCGGTATTGCAGACAAAGAGAAGTCTGCTTCCACTCAGCCGAAGATGGCTTCTGCTCGCATTGCCGCAAACAAGGCAGTGAAGTTGGCAGTCCTGTTGCTGGGCGAAAAGGTTCCGGAAGATGTGATTGAAGAACAGGCCCGTGATTTCCTGTCACTTGACCGGGAAGCAATGGACCGTTCTCTTGGTCGCTTCGCCAATACTCAGAAATTCTACGCAGAAGAGAAGACCGAAGCTCCTGCCGCCAAGGTGGAAGAAAAGGTTGAAGCTCCTGCTGAGAAACCCGCAGAAAAGACCGAAGAGCCAAAAGAAGCATCGGAAGCTTTGGCAGAAAAGAATTCCGAAGTTCCTCCGGCCCTGAAAGTCTCCGCAATTTCCAAGAAGGCTGATTCTGATTTTGACATCGAGATGGATGCACCGATGGACGAAGCAGATGGAGCTGACGAGGAAGACGATGCTATGTTGGCTGGTCTGTTTCAGGCCGATGAATTGCCATCTGCTGATGACGAACAGACTGAACCCGTTGAAGTGAAAGCTTCGACTGGTAAGAAAGCTGGCATCACCCGTCTCGGAGGTCAGCCGAAAGTGGCTTCCGCAGTCGGTGACAAGGATGAACTCGGGTCACTCTGGAACTCGGCACCAGACGTGAGCGAAGCCTTTAAGTAATTCGCTTAAAGGTAAACCAAGAAACAAGGAGAAGAGAAGATGAGCCTGTCAATCCTGATTCGTACTCAGCTCAACTCGATTCCCGTTCTCTCCGATGACTGCTTCACAAAGCAGAACTACGGAGCGAACATCGCAGGGAACTCGACCTTGAGCGTCAACACGCCTCGTGGCGTACTCGGTGGTTCGGTTGCTGGTATCAGCCCCGGATTGGATTACACCGTTGTGCCCTGTACGGACGTGTTGCCCCCGGTTGGTCTGTTCGTGAATGATGCGGCTGGCGCGGCATTCGAGAATAGTCCCGCTGTTGCCTCTGGCAAAATCGCAGTCATCAAGGGTCTTCCGTCTGTGGAAGTCGATGTCTACGAAACCGAAGGTCTCACTGGTGGAGCCTATGCAGTTGGCGACTTGCTGTATTGCTCGGCTTACGGGTTGCTGACCAACGTCCTGAGCACTGATGCTACCGTCATTGGTATCGTCACCAAGGCTCCCAGCACTGCCAGCCCGACCCTCGGTCTGGATCAACGGATTTAACAAGGAGAAACACTACAATGGATAACCAGACCAAGCAGGAAATCATCTCCAAGTACATCCGTACTGCCGCTGGGCGTCAACGCCTCGCCGCGAGCATGATTCAGCCCCTCCGTCGTCGTCGCGATTATATGTCGGTTGGCCGTAAGGCTTTCTACGTTGAATCGCTCCCAGATGGTGCTTTGCCCATCTACGACAAAGACCCGAACGTGACTGCCTACGTCGTGGGCGAAGAAGGTCAGAACATCGTGGCTGTTGCCAAACCGAAGCGCGTTCTGTTCCCGCTCTTCGAGATTGCCAGCAATCCCGAAATCCAGTTGACCGAAATCAAACAGCGTCGTTATGACCTGATTGAACGTTCGGTTGATTTGGCCAAGAGCGAAATCCAAGCCGAAGAAGACCGCAAGGTTTTCGCCGTCATGGACGCTCTGTCTGCTGACCCGACCAATCCGAATCCCGCGATTCCGGTCACTGGTAACTTGACTGCCAACGCTCTGGCTGACGCCTTCGCCAGCATCGAGCGCACTGACATTCGCGTTGCCACTGTGTTCCTGAACGCCAAGGACTATGCGGACCTCCGTAAGTGGGACCGCGACACGCTCGACATCGAAACCCAAGCTGTCTTGTTGAAGACGGGTTTGATGGCGACTCTGTGGGGTGCCAAACTCATCGTCAGTCGTATCGTGCCGGAAGGTACGGTCTATGTCTGCGGCGAGCCGGAATTCTTCGGTCGCATTCCCGTCCGTACCGAATTGACCGTTCTCTCGGCTGATGATCCGAAGAACCGTACAATTGGGTTCAGCGTGTTCGAGCAACTGGGAATTGGGGCGTATAACCCGTTTTCTCTTCAGGTACTTAATATTACGCGAGTCTAGGCGTAAGACTCGTCTAATCAACGAGTTATGACATGAAACCCCGCTGGAAACGGCGGGGTTTTTGTTTTTATTTCAGAATGCTATTGGAAACTTGTCAATTCGATGATATATTCTTTGGTATAAAAAGGAGACAGTCTATGCCAAAAGATTTGACAAGTTATAGCGGTTTGGAAAAGCAGTTTGATGAGATGACTCCGGAATGGATTGTTCCGGTTGGTCGCGTATTGAGAGAACTGGAAGTGGGGAATGAAGATACTGGGAATCTGCGGTGGGGATTCCGTGTAAAATTCAACGGAAAGAATGTTCACAAGGCAACACCGATTAAAGAGGATGGGAAGTTGGTATGGCGACAGCATTGCACAAACTTTGCAATTCCAGACTTTGTGATTCTTGACAGGAAGAGTTTGGAGCGGTATCGGCAGATGATTGATTCTGCCAAGAGGGGAGAACGCGTTGTGAATCCCTTCAAGGAGTTGATGTGTGACACTGGATATTACGTTGAGGTTTTTGGGGACTACTATCACACGGGCGAGTATGCGTGTGGTTTGTCTCGGGAGGAACACGAAAAAGAAGTCATTGAAGCGTATGAGAGTGCCGGGAAAAATGTTTTGGTGTTGTGGGAAAACGAAGTGGGCATGGATTGGATGTCTTCTGGGTTTCCAAGACTCCTTGCTTTCATTGATAAAGCGAAGAAAGACTTAGACTTGCTTCCGTGGGAACAGGCGAAGGGTTTTACTGAGGTTGACGAAACCGCAATTCTTTCTTGGCGTTCACTTTTTGATTCGTCGTATTTTCGCAATCTTGACCATCAAGTTCAAGAAAAGGTATTGGAGAAAATCTTTCAGATGATGAGGAAGATAGACTTTCCTTATCCGGGTTTGGAAGTTGCAGATGCAGACTTGAATCGTTTCCAGCAGTGGTCGGAGAAGACAAAAAGGAAGCCAACACGTTTTGGCTTGGACTTTTGCTCTCATTTTACGAGAAGCATCGCCCATGCAAAGGTAAAAGACAAAAGAAGCAAGTATGAGCTTTGGAAAGACGACAGTACACTGAGGAAGAGTATCAGGTGGCAGTTGGAAAACGAAGACGGGATACATCATGCAAATCGCTTTCTGAATGCTGTTTGTTTCGAGACGAAGTTTCGGGCTATATCGAATATGCACCCGTCATTTGTTGCTCGGTTGTTGTCAAGCGAGATTGGAGACATCAAGGGGAAGGTTATATATGACCCGTGTGCCGGATGGGGCGGGCGTCTTTTGGCCTCACATTGCCTTGGTGCAACCTATTTGGCGCTGGATGCGAATTCGACATTGGTAGAAGAGCTTTCCTGTATGTCAAGGCACTTGCGTTCAAATGCAAAGGTTTTGCATGGCAGTTCTGCAAACAAAGAAGATGTGAAGAGATTGATGTCGGGAGAGAAGGCTGATATCGTTTTCACTTCTCCTCCGTATTTTGATTTGGAGTGGTATTCGTCTGACGAATCTCAAAGCTTGACTGGGTGTAAGAATGAAATGGATTGGATGGATAAGTTTTTCATACCGATGATAGCAAATGCTTCTGAGGTTTTGAAAGATGACGGAGTGATTTTGATAAATGTGTGGTATAGATTCAACACAGATATGTTGGCATCTGTGTTGCCGGGGTGGAGTGTAAAAGATTCAGATTTGTTTGTGGAGGCTGGCGGTTCTCGTTCAAAAGAACGTTTGCTTGTGATTCAGCGTCAAAGAAAACAGGTGGCATCTGTTCCTGCGGATGGAAAGGTTAAGTGCGGCATTTGTGGCCGGTCTTATGGAAGACTTGGAAAGCATGTTGTGATGATGCATGGCATGACTTCTTCTGATTACTTGAAGACATACGGCGGAAGCCTTGTCGGGTCTGAGGTCAAGAGGGCATTGGCAGAAAAGGCTCAGAATAGAATAGGCAAGACA